TGGTAAGAGTAAGAACCCTCTTCGCTGTCGAAGTAGGTCACGCCGATGATGCAGGGGATGCCCGCCACTGTGGACTCGATCTCTGCTTCGTAGGAGGTTGTGTTCTTTGCCATGATTCGCTTTCGTTGGTTACCTGCTTATTGCAGTGGTGTCAGTATAACATCAAATTAAACTTCAATGCAATACCCCAGCAGAAAAAAGGGGCTTTCGCCCCTCTTCTCCTTAAACTGCCAGCACCTCCTCGATGCTGACCTGACCCTGCTTGAGTTGAGCGAGGCCATCGGCCAGCGACCACAGGGCGCGGTTCAGTTTCACATTCTCATTGACGCCACCCACGGCGCGGGTGCTGGTGCGGCGACCGGTGGCGGTGCGGGCAGACAGGCCACCCTTCAGGAGGTTCTCCTGCACGCGGTTGAAGGTCGTCCACAGGTCGGCCTTGTTGTCGGCCCAGCGGCGGGTGCGGAGGACTTGCTCGGCCTGCACGGGAGCCTTGTCGTCCCAGCGCAGTTGCAGGGCGGCGTTGGCAAACACAGTGGCCTCTTCGGGGGCCAGCGTGATCGACTTGTAGGTGTCGATGCGGCCAGCGATCTCCTCGACATTGTCCAGAACGCGCACAGCGCCTTCGATCACATCGTCGACCACATTGCCAGAGTGGCGCACGCGGATGTCGTTGCAGACATCGCCAGCGATCAGGCCATTGGAGCAGACGAAGCGGAAGAAGCCGGACAGCAGCTGGTAGGAGCTGGTGCCGTCGTGGCTGTTGATCAGGATGATCTCAGGCACCTCAGAACCGGAGCCAGCAGCATCGGGGTGACGCAGGCGAACCATGTGCTTTGTGAAGTCACGCTTGGACTGGTCACGGACACGGGTCTGGCGCACCTCGTAGGGCTGGAAGCCGTTTTGGCGCAGGCCGTCGATCACGTCGATCGTTGGAATGAACGAGTAGCGTTCACCACGAGATTCGTGAGCCTCAGCGGCTAGCACGCTGGGCGCGTAGCGGGCGATCTGGTCGTTGGACAGGGCCTCGTTGGAACGGAAGGCAGACTGGTTGGAAGAAGTGGAATAGCGGTACATGATGATTTCCTTTCAGGGGTTAGATGGACCAGAGGTTTTCTTCATTCTGGCGGTTGACACGGTTGCGACCGGCCAAGGCCATGATGGCCACCGCGATGCGGGTGTCGTCATAGTCTGGGCGCTCGCAGGACTGGTAGTCGATGCAGGTCAAGAGCTTGATCAGATCGAGGTCGTTGTAGTTCGGAGCCCCATCGGCCTGGGACAGCTTCACAGGTGTGAACCTGGTGGTCTCCTTGTATCGGTAGTTGACCGAGCGGATGTTCTCGCGCTTGAGTTCGTCGGCGAAGCGCTGTTGCTGGGCTTCGGTGAGGAAGAGCTGGCGAGCAACGACAGCGAATTGACGGTCAGAGCAAATGAATGCGGACATGGTGTTCTCCTTAGATGGCCGAGATCATGTCGGCCCAGTCAGCACCGCGAGCATTAGCGACGTAGTCGTAGCTGCCCTTGGTGCCTTGCTTGACTTCGTCACGGCTGGGGATGCGATTGCCCCAGTAGTCACGAGCTGGTTCGCGGCCGAGCACGCAGCGGCCGCCTTCGATGGCGTCCATCATGGTGCGGCCGTAGCTGCCTTGAAACGACCAGGCAGAGCCGCTGTTAATGGCGCGCTGTATGGCCGCGAAGTATTCGTCTTCGTCGGGTTCGTAGCCAACTTCTTCGATGGTGTTGATGTCGTTCAGGGTAAGCATGTCGATCTCCAATCAATTCCAGCAACCGGCTGGATCGGTAGTGCGACCGCACTGCAAAGGGCACCCACAGTGCGGGTGTCCTTCACGCTGAGGTCAGGTGCCGTAGGTGCCCCAGGCGGGCATCACAAATGGCGGGTCGATGAAGTCATCGGGCAGTGCCTCGGCCTCGTCCCGAAGCGCCTGGGCCTTGTCGGCGTAGAACTTGCGGCTTGCTTCGCTGAGCCCGTTGGTCGGGCAGGTGGCGTAGTAGTCGTTTTGCTTGGCGCCGCTTATCAACCCCTGGTAGCGGTTGGTGTCTTGCTTGGCCATGTCAGTCTCCTTAAACAATGCTGAGGCGTTCGATGTCGTCGTACTTGATGGCGGTCTCGACCGCGTCGGCGCGATCGTCTGTGAAGTAGTCGGCATCGGGCAGGTAAGCGCCATCGCGCCAAAACTTCACGACGAATTCCTCGTACTCGAAGTCGTAGAACACGGTGGCGGTGGGGCGTCTGAAAACGATTCGCACGATGGTCTCCTTAGATTGCTTCAGCGTCAGCGTAGGCGCTGACAAATTCGATCTCGAAGCCGAGCTGCTTGATGTCGTTGAGATCGGCCTTGCGGAAGGTCTTTTTGCCAGCGAGCCTGGCAAAGATCAGAGCCGCTTCGTTGACCGGGTAGTACAGCGTGTTGCCATACACCGACTTGATGGATATTTGAACTTTCATGATGGTCTCCAATCAATTCCAAACCGAGTAGGGTTCGCCGCCGCTGAGGGCGATGTCGTAAGGCGTGACAACTGGCGTGGGCTTGCGGCAGTTGTTGATGAGGTTGACTGCGTTGTCGAAGAAGTCTTCGCGCAGGGTGTCGAGGCGTTTGCCGCCGACCTCGATCAGCGGAAAACCAACTTCGATCAGCAGCACGTTGCGGGGTGTTTTGCGGTAGGCCATGTCGTTCTCCTTAAAAGCTGGGCAGGGCAACCAGCTTGACGCTGGTAACTTCGGTGACTTTCTCGACCAGGCTGACCTTGTCGCCGAGCAGGACCTCAACCTTGCGGGGGTCGTAGGTGGTGCGGTCTTGCTTGACCACAGTGGCGCGGAACAGGTTGCCGTCGACGCAGTCCTTGCCTTCAGCCTTGATGCGGGCCTTGATGTCGTCGGCCTGCTTGGTCAGGCGGCTGATGTCAGCGAGCAAGAAGCCCAGATCGTCGATGTCGTTGGCGGTGACGGGAGCGGGTTTGTTGGAAGTGCGAGCCATGATGAATCTCCAATGAAAAGTACCAAGCTGTTGTCGGCCGCCTGGATACGCCGCCAAAGAACAGCACGCTGCCCTTTGGTCATCCTTCGCACTCGTCAGTCTTGGGGACTGGTTCTAAGCGGTCTGGCCTTTGCGTTCACGTTGGTTACTTGCTACTCGGCTGGTTCCCTTTTTGTAGCCCCCTGGTCCTTCGGGGAGTGGCCGGTTTGTTTCCTGCCACAACTCAAATGTAGTGACACTGACAGTCACTGTCAATGGTTTTCGATTACGTATGCGAATACGTAGTTGTTTTTATGCAACAGTGGGGGTTGAGTTTTTGGCGGTTTTTGCCCACTTGACCACGAAAGTTCCTTCCGGTTACCATCTGCCCGGGAAGATGCGTCCAAGTTCGGGCGCTTTTTCGCATTCAGGCCACCTCGTGTGGCCTTCACTTTTTGTGGGCCACACCAATGAAACAGATCACCATCACGCTGCAAGACGACGGCAGCATTACCGTCGAAAGCAGCGAAGGCGGCGAGCCCTATCAGTGCCAAAGCATTGACGAGTGCCGCCAGTACGTGGACAAGATGCTTGCCGAAGAGGCAGGCGAGAGTCCCCAGGAGCAAGCCACAGAGGGCCAGGAGAACTATGGCCAGATGTGGGAGCAAGAGGCGGCCAACCGCAAACCCCAACCGGGCCTGATGGCCTAACTTCTCGAAAGGAGCCATGACATGGCCATGCAAGACTACGCAACCCAACAAAGCCGCAACCCCATCCGTGCTGCCAATGCCGACATCAAGTCCGGCAAGGCCATCGGCGGTGGTGGCAATCAAACTCAAGGCGCTGGCACGCTGCCCGCCAAGGTGTCTGTGCCTTTGCCCGGCACCAACAAGACTCAGCCCGAGTACGGCGGTGGCAGCAAGAAGGCGCCCGCTGGCTTCAACAACGGCCTGATCGCCGGGAAAATCTGATGCCCAGCACCAGCCCAGCCCAGGCTCGCCTGATGGCCGGGGCTGCGCACAATCCGGCCTTCGCAAAGAAGGTCGGTGTGCCGCAGTCCGTGGCCCAGGAATACAACAAAGCGGATGCGGGCACAGGCATCTTGCGCAAGGCAATGAACGATGGCGTCAAAACGCAGTCCCAGTCGCAACAACGCCGCTGAGTTGGCCGGAGCGCCGCCCCAGCTGGCCACCACGAAGGACCTGGCGATCCCGGTCGAGGCGAAGTCTGGGCGCAAGCACCAGCTCGCCCGCTCGAGCAGCCTGAAGACCAAGGGCGGCAACTTGCGGATCAACCTCAAGGCCGTGTCCGAGGCGCTGGTCGAAGAGGGCCTGGACCCTGTCGTCGAGATGGTGCGAATCCTCAAGAAGGAAATCCCCGTTCTGGACATGAACGGCAAGCCCAAGCTCGACCCCAAAACCAAACAACCGCTCATGGTCCCAGCGCTGGACGATGACACCAAATTGCGCACGCTCAACGAGCTGCTGCAGTACACGCAGCCCAAGCTCAAGAGCGTGGAGATGAAGGTCTCCGGCAACCTCGAGCTGACCAACGAACAGCTCGACGCGCGCCTGGCCATGCTGCTGGCGAAGGCGGTGAAATGAAGATCGACGACCTGGACCTCACCAAGCTGAATCTCAACGCGCTTTCGCACGAAGAGAAGCTCCAGGTCTACGAGCTGCTTCGCATCCGCGACATCCGCGCCAAGCGCAACAAGCTGGCCACCTATGCGCCCTACGCCAAGCAGCAAGAGTTCCACGCTGCTGGCTCGCAGTTCCGTGAACGTCTCTTCATGGCAGGCAACCAGCTGGGCAAGACCTGGGCCGGTGCCTTCGAGACCGCGATGCACCTCACTGGTCGATACCCTGACTGGTGGACTGGCACGCGCTTTCCCTACGCCATCCGCTCGATGGTCGGCTCCGAATCAGCTGAACTAACACGCAAGGGCGTGCAGCGTCTGCTGCTTGGCCCGCCTGAGATCAAGGAAGAGTGGGGCACCGGCGCCATTCCGCATGACTGCCTGCGCGACACCAGCATGAAAGCCGGTGTGCCTGATGCCGTGTCCAGCATTGTGGTGCGGCACGTGTGCGGCGAAGACAGCGTGATCCAGTTCAACTCCTACGATCAGGGCCGCACGAAATGGCAGGCCGACACAGTTGACTTTGTCTGGTTTGACGAAGAGCCGCCGCCATCGATTTACTCTGAAGGTTTGACGCGTACGAACGCGACCGGCGGTCTGGTGTTTGTGACGTTCACGCCGTTGCTGGGCATGTCCGAGGTCGTCAAGCGCTTCTTGCTGGAAAAGCCGGAAAGCGCAACGACGATCACGATGACGATCGACGACGCCGAACATTACACGCCTGAGCAGCGCGCAGCGATCATTGCGTCTTACCCTGAACATGAACGTGAGGCACGGGCAAAGGGCATCCCGATTCTGGGGTCCGGCCGTGTGTTCCCGATTGTCGAGGACGGCATCAAGGTGCAGGCGTTCCCGATCCCGCCCCATTGGCCGCGCATCGCTGGCATCGACTTCGGTATCGACCATCCCACCGCTGTGGTGTGGATGGCATGGGACCGTGACGCTGATGTGCTGTACGTGACTGACTGCTACCGCGTCAAAGACCAGTCGCCGATCATGCATGCCGCTGCTGTTCGTGCCCGGGGCGAGTGGGTGCCGGTGGCTTGGCCGCACGATGGTCTGCAGCGCGACAAGGGTTCCGGCGAACAGCTGGCAAAGCAGTATCGTGATCAGGGCCTGAACCTGACCAAGGACCGCGCCACATTCGAGGATGGCAGCAACGGCCTCGAAGCCGGTGTGGCCGAGATGCTCACACGCATGCAGACCATGCGCCTGAAAGTCTTCGCGCACCTCGAGGAATGGTTCGAGGAGTTCCGCCTGTTCCACCGCAAGGACGGCATCATCGTGAAGCTCAACGATGACCTGCTGGCCGCCACACGTTACGCCATGATGATGCGCCGCAAGGCCAAGACGCAGGAAGAGGCCGAGGCTCGACTGCGGATCAACAAGGGCATGCCCAACGTCCCCGCGTTCGGCGTTTTTGATTCTGTCGCAGGGTACTGACATGCAACCAAACGAACAAACTGTCGCCGCGATGCGCGACGCCTCACGAATGAACGTCCAGACCCAGGGCAACAAGCCCTTCGGTCCGCTTGGCATTCTGTCGATCAAGGACGACAACGTCGAGGGCAAGAACACCGCCGAGCTGGCCGCCGCTGGCGCTGCCTCGAGCAACCAGGCCAAGCAAGGCGCCTACGCTGCTGGCGGGGCTGCGGCCCAACCCAATCAACCACAAAACCAAGGACCCAGTCGCACGGGCATTCAGCAGGGGCAGACGACCGCCACCGGCTTGATTGCAGGCGCGATGCAGGCAGGTCGCCGCTTCTAAGGATTCACCCATGCACCCACAAGCCCAACAGATCGAAGTCGAGATCGTCGACGAGGACGCACAGCGCCAAGCCGAAGAGAAAAAGCAGGAACGCCTGCAAGCGTTCGGTACCAGCATGGCCCAGCAGCGTGATGAGTGGGTGCGTTCGCGCTACAGCTATGGCGTTGACAAGCGCTGGCTCGAAGACGAGGACCAGTACAACGCCAAGGACAACATCAACAAGGCAGCCAGCCAGATGATGACCAGCGTGGAGCAGGGCTACCCTGTCACCACCCAGGCCGCCAAGCCTCACCGCTCGACGGTCTACATCGGCCTCACACGTCAAAAGACCAACGCCGCAGAGGCACGCGTGGCAGACATCCTGCTGCCCACCGATGACCGCAACTGGGGCATTCAGCCAACGCCGAAGCCCAAGCTCATGGCCATCGCCCGCGATGAGCGCCTGGCCGGTGACCGCGAGACGGGCGAGCCACTGACCAACCCCGAGACCGGCGAGCAGCTGCGCATGAAGGACATCGCCCGCGCATCGATGCAGGTGGCACGCGAAAAAGCCAAGGCCATGCAAAACGAGATCGACGACCAGCTCGTCGAGTGTGACTACAACGGCGAGCTGCGCAAGGTGATCCACAACGCTGCAGTGCTTGGCACCGGCGTGATCAAAGGCCCGATCGTGACCAACCGCACGCGCAAAGCCTGGCAGCCCTACAAGGACATGAGCGGCGCCACAGTGCACCAGCTCGAGATCGTGCAGGAGCTGTCGCCTGCGTCATTCAGCGTGGACCCCCGCAACGTGTGGCCTGATCCGGGCTGTGGCGACAACATCCACAACGGCAAGGGCATCTACGAACGCGAGCAGCTCACACCCCGCCAGGTGCGCGACCTGGCCAAACAGCCGGGTTTCATGAAGGACCAGCTGCGCAAGGTTCTCGAGGAAGGACCGAAGAAGTCGGCCACCTTCCAGGAACTGAAGGACGACGACCAGCGCGACGTGGCCCGCCTGACCTACGAGATGTGGACCTACTGGGGCGAGGTCAGCCACGACGACCTGGAAGCCGCTGGCGTCAAGCTGGGCGAAAAGGACGAGCTGCGCAGCATCTCTGCCTGCGTCATCATGATCAACAACACGGTGGTCAAGGCCTACCTGAACCCACTGGAAGACGGCGCGCTGCCATACGACTTCTACGTCTGGGAGAAGGTCGCCGGCACCGTGTGGGGCTACGGCATCCCGTATCTGATGCGCAGTCAGCAGAAGGTCCTGAACGCCGCATGGCGTCAGATGATGGACAACGCAGGCGTGTCCAGCGGTCCGCAGATCGTGGTCAAGCCCACGTCCATCCAGCCCGCCGACAAGCAATGGCAACTGACGGCAGGCAAGATCTGGTACGCCACTGACGACATTGATGACGTGCGCAAGGCCTTTACGACGTTTGAGTTCAACAGCCACCAGGCTGAGCTGGCTCAGATTATCGATATGGCGAGTAAGCTTGCTGACGAAGAAACCGGTCTTCCTATGCTGACCCAGGGCGAAAAGACCAATGCCCCTTCAACCGTGGGCGGTATGCAAATGCTGATGAATGCCGCCAACGTGGTGCTGCGCCGACTGGTCAAGCAGTTTGACGATTATGTGACCAAGCCGCACATCCGCCGCTACTACGACTTCAACATGATGTACAACGAGGACGAGGAGATCAAAGGCGACTTCCAGATCGACGCCCGTGGCTCTTCCGCCTTGCTGGTGCGCGACATCCAGAACCAGGCATTCCTGAACCTGCTGGCCGCTGGCTCGAACCCGATCTACGGCATGTACCTCGACACCCAGAAGCTGTTCGAGAAAGCCTTGCAGGCCCAGCACATCGATCCGGCCGAGGTCCTCAAGTCCGAGGACGAGCTGGAGAAAATCAAAGAGCAGATGTCCCAGCCGCAGCAGGCTGAGCAAGACCCGGCCATGGCCGTGGCCCAGCTTCGCGCCGACGCCGAGATGCAGAAAGCCCAGATGCAGAATCAGGGCGACATGGCCGAGCTGCAGCTGCGCCAGCAGACCATGCAGCAGGAGCTTGAGCTGCGCATGGCCGAGCTGCAGATGACCCGCGAGATCGAGATGCTGAAGATGGCCAACGCCCAGAACCTGAGCCTGGAGACGATCAAGGCCAAGCTGGCCGAGACCGCCATCAAGGAACGCAGCAAAAAGGAGCTGTACGCGGCCGAGCAGAACCTGAAAATGACCATGGGTTCGGGCATCTGATCTGGGTGTTGCAAAGTGCCCAGAACCCCGCATACAATCTCGGGCAGGGGCCTTGCGCCCAAAAACAACTCAAGCCGGGCACTGACCCGGCTTTTTTGATGGCATGAACGATTTCACTTCTCAAACTTGGCACACGCTCGCAAAGTGGGCGAACCGCGAACTTGAAAAAGCCCGCGTCAAGAACGATGCCGTCGGGCTCTCCGACATTGAGACGGCAGCGCTGAGGGGTGAGATTAGGATGCTCAAACGATTTCTCGACTTGCCCAATGAGGCAACTCGAGGTGTGGTGGTTGAGCCGGACGATTAAGTCCCGCCCGACCTGTGTGAGTAGCCGCCTTCGGGCGGTTTTTTATTGGAGAGCGAAAAGTGGATCAACCTGAACTGTCTCAAGAGGAGGCGCAAAAACTCTGGAACGAAGAAGCCGCAAAGCTCGAAGCCGGTGAACCGACACCCGCACTCGAGAGTCAAGGCGCTGCGCCGGTAGACCCGCCGCAGGACATCGTCGACCCCGAAGCCGCAGCCGCACAGGCCGCAGCCCAGGACCAGGGACAAGCGCAAGACCAACAAGGACAGCCAGCTGCTGACCCGCTGGCAAACCTCCCGGAACCCGTGAAGCAGGCCCTGGCCAAGATCACGGAACTGGAGCAAGCCAACGCTCAACTGCTGCACCACGTAAAGACTGCCGAGGGTCGCGTGGCTGCCATGCAGCGTGAGTTCCAGCAAAGCCGTCAGGCCGCCTCTGCGGTCAATGACGCGCCGTCGCAAGGAGCCATCGCCGCAGCGGCCAAGAACCCCGAGAAGTGGGAGCAGCTCAAGCAGGATTTCCCCGAGTGGGCGTCTGCGATGGAAGAGTACGTGGGCTCACGTCTCAGCGGTGTGCAGGGTGGTGTTCAAGCCACCCAGGTTGTGGACTACGTCCAGCAACAGCTCGCCACTGAACGCGCGAATCTGCAAGCCGCCATTGAAGAGGCGAAGGTCGAGGGCAAATACGAGAACTGGCAAGCCACGGTGAACAGCCCTGACTTCGCCCAGTGGTTCGCTATTCAGCCCGCCGATGTCAAAGCCTTGGCAGACAGCAAGAGTGGGCGCGACGCCATCAAGATGCTGGACATGTTCCACACCGTGAAGGCCAAACCCGCTTCTGAAATCCGGCAAGAGCGCGGAGCACGTCTCGCTGCAGCCGCGACGACCCGACCCGGCCAGACGCCGCCGCCCAGGACACTGGACGACATGTCGCCGGAAGAACTTTGGAACTATGAAGCCAAGAAGCGCGAAGAGCAAAAAGCGCGTCAAGGCTACTGACCTCAACTCAAAAAGGACCTAGACCATGTCTATTCAAAACTACGGCACCGTAGCGAGTCGTAACCTGATTCGCGCCGCACAGGGCATGCTTGAGCACGCCCAACCCATCACCGTTCTGGGCGACTTCGGTACCCAGCGCGAGATGCCCCAGAACTCGACCGACACCCTGGTGTTCCGTCGTACTCTGCCCTTCGGCGCCAGCGCCGTGGGTACCACGATCGAAGGCTCTGCCCGTTACCAAGGCACGCCTGACATCCAAGCCTCCAACTTCGTGTTGGCCGAAGGCGTGACCCCCAACTCCAACACGATCTCTTTCCAGGACGTGTCGGTGCAGCTCCAGCAGTACGGCGTGCTGTTCAAGTACAGCTCCAAGACTGAGCAGCTGTACGAAGACGACATCCCCGGCGAGATGGTCAAGCTGACCGGCGAGACCCTGGCCGAAGTGATGGAGATGGTTCGCTACGGCGTGCTGAAGGCCGGTTCGACTGTGATCTACGCCAACGGCTCCAGCCGCTCGGCCGTGAACACCGCGATCAGCCTGAACGCGATCCGCAAGGCCGCTCGTACCCTCGAGTCCAACCGCTCGCGTCGCGTCACCAGCCGCCTGGCTCCTGGCGTGAACTTCGGCACCCGTGCCGTGCAGCCCGCTTATGTGGTGTTCTGCCACACCGACGCTGTCAGCGACATCCGCAACCTGCCTGGCTTCACCCGCGTGGAAGAGTACGGCAGCTTCAAGCCGATTCACGATCGTGAAGTTGGCGCCTGTGAAGACTTCCGCTTCGTCAGCTCGCCGCTGCTGAAGTCCTTCCTGGCCGCTGGCGCTTCCGTCGGCTCGTCTGGCATGCTGTCTGTCGGCGGCTCCAACGTGGACGTGTACCCCTTCATCGTCATCGGTGAAGACGCTTGGGGCCAAGTGGCTCTCAAGGGCATGTCTGCCATCAAGCCTGTGGTGCTCAAGGCATCGCAGACCAACCACGCCAACCCGCTGGGCCAGTTCGGCTACGTGGGCGCTTCGACCTGGTTTGCCACCGTGCGTTTGAACGACGCCTGGATGGCTCGCATCGAAGCCGGTGTGACCGCCCTGTAATGACCAGGGGCCGGAATTAAATTCCGGCCCCGTCAACTGAAAGGACCACACCATGGCAGTCGAATCTGTAACCCAACGCGTCAACCGATTGGCTGACGGCATTGATCGTCAAGAGCTGTACTTCCTGCTTGCCGCGATCGTCAACGCTCTGCAGGCCATCACGGCCAAACTCGATGCGGATTCCGGTGTCGCTGACACCGACTACGCAGCGATCCTCGCAACCTATGTGAAAGACTAAGGAGAACCCACCATGTCGTACAACGCAGAACAACTCAATAGCGGCTTCCTGTCGCTGACCGCCGCTGGTCTGGCTGAAGGCACCAACGCCAACACCTTCAAGA